TTGGGGCAAACGTTCTTGCTGTTCCAACCAATGTCGGTAACACTGTACGGACCATTGAAGCAATCCTAGATATTGATGCAATGGTTACTGCTGGTTACTCTGGCGCAGATGGGGATATCTTTCAACTGTTAGAAATTCCTGCTGAATCAGTTATTATTGCTGCTGGTGCAGAAATCATGAAACCTTTCACGACTTCTTGTACTGCAGATATTGACTTCGCTGGTGGCGATGACATTATTGACGGTGCTGACTTGACTGCTGCTGCTGGTACATACCTTGCAAAAGGCACTAACGGTGAAGCTAACGTTGTCAATACAGGCGCAGCTTCTACGTTTGCTGCTGCTGCTTTGGCATGTGTTGGTGCTGCTGATACCATTGACGTTACTATTGCTGGTGCTGCACCTGCTACTGGACGTCTTCGGGTATATGCAGTAGTTGCAGATGTTTCAGCCGCAATGACTGAGGCTGCTGTTGCACAACGTGACCTCATTTAATAAAACTAAATACTTTGGGGCTGGCTATATGCTGGCCCCATTAGTGTATCAAACTTATGCAACTAAAAACTCTTGGGGCATAAAAGGCTTATTAAGGAAACATAATGGCTCTTACTTTTCTTTCTTTAACTAATAGCGTTATTACACGTATGAACGAAGTGGAGCTAACTTCTAGTAACTTTACAAGTGCTAGGGGTGTACAGATACAATGTAAGAACGCAGTTAATGAAGCAATACGATACATTAACCAACGTGAGTTTGGATATTCTTTTAATCACGCTACTAATACAGAATCATTAGTGCCGGGAAAAGTTAGATATACCTTGCCTACAAGCACTAAATCTGTAGACTACAACACAGTTAGAATTAAAAAAAGTACTACACTTGATTGCTCTGGTAGCAGTCTTGGTATTTTAAACTACAATGAATACATACAAAACGAATATGCTAATCAAGAAGATGAAATAAACTCTACTACTTTAAACGGCTCTCACTCTAGTTCTGTTGCAACTTTGACGCTCACTTCTACTACAGGGTTTGATGCTTCAGGGACAATATACATTGGTAGTGAGCAAATTACTTATACAGCTATATCGGGTAATGATCTTACAGGATGTACACGTGGTGCAAATAGTACTACTGCTGCCCTACATGCAGATGGTGTGTTTGTGGCACAGTTTGATAATGGAGGTGTACCTAGAAATATTGTACGTACACCTAATAATAACTATTTAATATACCCTTTTCCTGATAAAGAGTATACTTTAACATTTGATTATTATACTTTTCCTTCTGATTTATCTGCTCATGGAGATACAACCACTATTCCTGAGAGGTTTGCTCCTGTAATTATAGATGGAGCCACTTCTTTTGTTTATCAGTACAGGGGTGAAACGCAACAATATCAATTAAACTTTTCTAGGTTTGAGCAGGGTATTAAAAATATGCAGAGTTTACTTATTAACAAGTATGACTATGTAAGGTCTACAATGATAGTTAGGTCAAGAGGCTCTAGTGGCTTTATGGCAGGTGTTAATTAATGCCAGATAGTTCTCAATCACAGCCAGTTGCATTTAACTGTGAGGGCGGTTTAGTTTTAAACCGTTCTAACTTCATTATGCAGCCGGGAGAGGCACTACAATTAGAAAACTTTGAGCCTGACATTTCAGGTGGCTACAGACGTATTAGTGGTTTTCGTAAATACGTAAATGCTGTTGTACCTCACACTAGCTCTAGCTCTGAATCACTACTAATGATTGCTAACTTTGACAATAAAGTATTAGCAGCCAGAGGTGAAAAGATATTTAGTTCTGCTTCTGCTGAATTATCTATTGCTATTGCAGCAGATACAAGCATGACAGGATCAGGTACTATTACTGTACCATCTACATTAGGTTTTTCTTCTAGTGGCACATTACAGATTAACTCAGAGATATTTACTTACACAGGTAAAACATCTACTACTTTTACAGGCGTAACTAGGGCTGTATCTTCTACTGCAGCAGCACACTCTAAACTTGATGTAGTATCAGAAAGCTGGACTGTTAGAGACACAGGCAGAACCAGTGCTGCAAAGTACCACTTTGAAAGATATAACTTTGACGGTAACGAAAAGATTGTTTGTGTAGATGGGGTTAATGCTCCTGTAATATTTAACACTTCTATGACAGCAGCAGATGTTAGTGATAGTAGTGTAGCAGGTGCTACTGTTGTGGCTGCATATAGAAATCATATGTTTTATGGTGGTAAGTCCACTACACCACAAGAGGTAGTATTTAGTGAGCCGTTTGATGAAGATGGGTTTAATAGTGGTCAAGGTGCAGGTAGTATTAAAGTTGATGATACTGTAGTTGCACTAAAGGTTTTCCGTGATAGCTTGTTTATCTTTTGTGAAAGTAGGATATTTAAACTTACTGGTTCTAGTTCTTCTGACTTTTCTGTGCAGCCTGTTACTAGAAACATTGGGTGCATTAACAGCTTTACCGTACAGGAATTTGCAGGTGACTTAATCTTTCTTGGTCCTGATGGACTACGTACTGTTGCTGCGACTGCACGTATTGGTGATACTGAACTGGGTACTATTAGTAAGAACATCCAAACTGTATTTGATGAAAACATCAGTGATGCTGGATCGTTTGACTCCGTAGTTATACCCGATAAGACCCAATACCGCATATTCTTTACTAAAGATGGACAAGGGCAAACACTATCTAAGGGTGCTATCTGTGTTCTTAAAAAGGAAGCATTTGAGTTTTCTGAAACAAGAGGCATACAGGTGGCTTGTACTGATACCTTTGTTGAGTCAGGTGATGTTATTGTTCTACATGGTGACACTACAGGCTTTATTCAAAGACAAGAATCAGGCAATGACTTTGATGGTACAGCTATCTTAGGTAGATACAGAAGTCCTGACATGAGCTTTGGAGACAGTGGTATCCGTAAGCACATGCAACGGGTTATCATTAACTACAAACCAGAAGCAGACATTGATGCTGACTTAATACTTAGATACGACAACGAAGATACAGATTCTGCTAGACCTGCAAACTACCCACTAGACACAGCTAACGTGGCTGCACAGTATGGTTCTGCTACGTACAGCACACAAGGCAGTGCAACACAGTTTGTTTATGGTGGGCCAACCCAGCCCCTTGTACGTCAGCCAGTAGAAGGTTCTGGTTTTTCAGTTGCATTAAAAGTAGAAGACGGTGGTACTACTGCCCCGTACTCACTTAAAGGGTTTCAGCTAGAATATCAATTAGGAGCAAGACGTTAGATGGGTGCTACATATTCAAGACAATCATCATATACAGATGGCGATACAATTACGGCGGCTCACACTAACAATGAGTTTGATCAGCTATTAGCTGCCTTTGCCGCAAGTACAGGCCACACACATGACGGGACTACTGCAGAAGGTGGCCCTATTACTAAGCTGCTTGGTACATCTATTACAGTAGGTGACGGTACTGCAGGTACAGACATTACAGTAACCTTTGATGGTGAGAGTAATGACGGTGTATTTAAGTGGATGGAGGATGAGGATTACTTTGAGTTTTCTGATGATATACTTATTGCGGCTGCGGAAAAGCTACAGTTTCGTGATAGTGCTATCTATATTAATTCTAGTGCTGACGGGCAGCTTGACCTTGTAGCTGACACAGAGATACAGATTGCAGCTACTACTATTGACATGAATGGTAATGCTGATATTTCAGGTAACTTGGGTATTGGTGGTAATCTTACAGTAACAGGTACTACTACCTTCAATGGTGGTACAATTACTTTAGGTGATGCAGCAGCAGATAATGTTGTGTTTGGTGCTGATGTAAACTCAAGTATTATTCCTAATACAGATAGTGCATACGATCTTGGTTCGTCTAGTCAGGAATGGCGTGACTTGTACATTGATGGTACAGCTTACGTAGATGCTATCAACTACAACGGTACAGCTATTTCAGCTACTGCTGCTGAACTTAATATCATGGATGGTGTAACTGCTACAACAGCAGAGCTAAATCTTATGGACGGTGTTACTGCCACTACTGCAGAACTAAACATTATGGATGGGGTAACAGCAACTGCTGCTGAGTTAAACATTCTTGATGCTAGTGGTAGTACAATAGGTAGTCTATCAGAGATTAGTACTATTGCTAATGATGATGTATTCCTTGCATTGGATACTTCTGGTGGTGGTATAAAGAAAGTTTCAAGAAGTA